ACAGTCTGATTCAGACTGCAAAAATAAATTCAAATCGTTGCGCCGGCAAATCTCACATAACAATCAGAATATCAATAATTTCAAAGGACTCTTATGTTTTTTTAGTGGACACTAATGATTTGGCCTCGTTCATTCTGATGGACTTCACGGCGGTTAATTCGGGGGGAACCTTACGCCCTCCGATTACAATATCCATCGACACATCATGCCACTGCTCCCTATCGAAGACTTCCTTCTTAATCCAATGCGTTTCGTTGATTGGATTAAAGGTCGTTATTATCTGCTGGCCGACCTTACCACGCAGACGCTTGCGCACCTGCTTAAAATCCTCGCTCTCAAATTCGCTCCACTCGTCGAGCACGAGGCGTTTATAGTTTGATATACCCTTGATTTTTTCAGGGTCATCGAGTCCGCCGAAATCTATCTTGGCGCCATTGGATAGGCAGACTATCTGATGGATACCATCTTTAAATTTAAAGAGATGGTAGATGCCGAGTTGCTTGGCGGCGACCTTGAAATCCTCATAGATGGTTTTACCGATAGACGCGCCGACCTTGCGCATTATCAGTGAGTTTTCGCCATCCCATAGCGTCATTATCAAAATCAACTGAGCCACGCTATACGACTTGCCCGACGAGGAGCCGCCGAACAAAATAATAAGTCGTATCGCAGTATCCTGCATCAGCTTCAGGAGGTGGAAGCCGAGCGGGTTCAGTTTTTTGAAATTGATTCGCATGAAAACTTACTTTTTGTAAGCATATTTGGCTGTTTCACTTTCGGGCGTTTCTATTTTTCCGAGTTTTTTCAGAGTGATATTGGCAAATTGTAAGCGGATATGGCGATTTCGCTTACATTGCGTTATCCTCGTCATCGTCGAAGCCTATCAGTATCTCCCCGCGCATGGTGCCGTTGGTATTGACGTTGACATCCTTGGCCGAGGCGTAGCCGAGCACTTCTATCAGCCTACGCTTGGCGGCGTCCTTATCCACGTCGGGGATTAGCCTCCTGCCACTGCGGGTGAACTTGAGCAACTTGCGCGTGGCTCTCGGGATTTCGTGGAGATAGCGCATACGCCATAGGTGGGTTTTCTCGTCCTCAATCCAAAGGTCGAGCGGGTCGAGGTTGAGGATTTTGACGTCGTCGGAGATGATGCGTTCGCGGCTGATTGACGCGAGGCGCGCCTGCTCTTCACGAAGCTGCTCAACTCTTGCTATTATCTTGCTATTATCCATCAGCCTTGAAGCGTTGGCGTAATGCGTATTCGCCTGCGCTCCGTTTTTGCAGTTGTACGCCTTTCGGTAAGCGGTGACGAGTACGCCTTTGGTGTCGGTGCCGTATGCGTCTACGACGTACTGGCAAAACATCTCCTGCTGTGGAGTCAGTCCGTTCTTGTCTATCTTGCGTGCCATAGTGCGGTGTTAGTTTGATGGTTGATTCGTCGGTATTTGTTGGCATTTGTCGGTGGTTATATGCTCTCACGACAATAGCCATAAGAATAATAGATAATATGGGTTGGCGTTGTTGATATCCATAGAAGTTATTTGGATTTCTCCCGCCGTTGGGGCGGATTTTATGGAGGTGGCGATTTTGGGATGCGTGGGGCGTATACGCTCCACATGTTCCGTCGCATTGGGTCGGCAGTGGTGGGGATTGAGCGGGAACCACTGCCAGGGATATGGCGATTATGCGCTAATATGCGCATTCCCGCGGGAGGGGAAAAATCTCTATCGCGGGAATGTGCGTCGTTACACGGGTTATAACCCTCTACATCTATCCGTTCATGGATTGAATACCCTGCGAATTCCCTCGGCAACGGATGTATAATGCAAAGGTACGTTAAACAGTGTGTCATCCACCGACTGCGTGAAAATATCAAAATCGCGTTTTTCTGTAAGTAACGATAAATCAACGCCATTATAACTTCTTACAATGGATGCGAACTTGTAGATGCTCACACTTTCGGGGTTGGCGATGTTGATTAGCTGCCGTTTGCATCCATAGGCGTAAATCAACCCCTCGACGATGTCATCTATGTAGGTAAAGTGGCGTATGTTTCGGCCGTTGTTTACAAGCTCCACCCGCTTTTGCGTCATCAAATGCCAGAGAAGAGTACCTTGACGCGGGTTAGAACCATATACGTTGTGAAGCCTTACGCCAGTTGCCTGCGGGTTGTAACATCGTGCATATTCCTCGTCGAAACGCTTGGAGATGCCGTAAAGCGATGTCGTATTGGTACTGTTGGCAGTGGAAGATGAGGCATACACCATCTTTACGCCGGCACGCTTGCAGGCGTCACATACGGCCATGAATGTTTCGATATTGTCATACAGGATCTGCGCATGGTTGGTGTTGAACACTGACGTCTGCGCGGCCAGATGATACACGCAGTCGGCATCATGGAGATTTGGAACGGTATCGAAGAAGTCTTTGGCTTCGATGCCCTTTGTGCGGTCTATGATTATGACCTCTACTCCCCGCCTGGAGAGAGCTGCGGCGAGAGCCTTGCCAATAAAGCCCTCGCCGCCGGTGATTACTACTTTCATGTCGTTGTATAAATTTAAACTTATCTTTTATGTGAAAGAATTTTTGTACCTTTGTAATTGACTCGGAGATATGGGTCCGGATCAGACAGCCGCCCATGGAGGAATCTACTCGTCAGAGAATACTTTAGGCATGGAAAAGCCATCGCAGTCCGGGGATAGTTGGTATGTCTGTGACCCAACGAAAGGCCCTCAAAAGTACATTCGCCGGAGGGGATTGCCACTCATCGACACTGGCGTGTAAGGAAATTGAGATGTTGACCGTACAGGTGTGGCTGTACGGTCTTTTTATTTGTTATGCCTGTGTCTATGTATGCGTCCGTCTTTAGTAACTACGATTATTTGTTTAAAGCGATGCCGGGATTGAGTCTCGTACATTCGGATTCCTTTCTCAACATCAGACCGATGGTGTTTCCCTTGTTTCTGATAGATTACAACCATATCAGATTGTTTGTCTCTTCCATGACGAAGAGCGCTGCGAATATTCTCCGGCGTATTTTGTTTGCCGTCCGGGGTTCTTTGCTCAAATGTAGTGTCAAATATTTTCCCATCTGGTGTTTTAACCTTTGCGTCTTTCCCTTTATTTGATTCATCTGTCAGCGTCACTATATAGCCCTTGTCGGCCATATATCGGGCAGCTTCTATCTCATCTTCACTATGAGACATCGTACTTTTTTCAACGAGCACATAGCCGCCACCCTTTTTACTAAAATAGCCATCGGAATATCGGCCGGAGTGCATGAGTTGATTAAACTCGACCTCTCGGCGGCCATATTCGCGGCTCCCACCGGTCAGGGTGCGAGAGCCGCCGGATAACTTAACCATTAGCGCCCCCTTTCTCTGTCATGAAATCATGGATATACACAAGAGAGTTTCGATTGCAGAAGTCGTGTATCTCTTGGCCGCCACCATATACGATGAGATTTGGGATTGTCTCGCCGGAGATTTCGCGGGCGATCTTCAGTTCTGTTTCTAACTCGGCGAGGTGTCCGCGTGTGCCGCGTGTGGCAAAGGCGTTGTAACCGGCTGGAATGCCAAGGCGGTTGACATCATAAAACTTGCTGCTCACATTCAGATCGGCATAGACATTTAACCCACACTCCTGCAAGTATCGGGCAATCCATCTCTTTTTGTAGATAAGGTCAAGGCCCTGCGCGAGCGGTGTTGTGTCAAAGAGCGAAAAGTTAGGCTCTACCACGGCCCGGGCGCAAGTGTTCAACACTTTTGCAGGATTTTTCCATACACTTGCAAAACGATAATCTTCCACATAAAAATGGATCGTTTGAGCCGATTTTGTCTTTCTGCCGGTACCATACGGCGCAAATGGGAGCAACAGATGTCCTCCCTGCCTATCACTCCGCAAACACGGAATGTCGTACTTGTTGTCGCTGGGGTATAGGCAGTCCTCTGCGACATTCAACTCAGTTGCGTTCATATTGTGATGATGTGATGTGATGATTTATGAACTTTGCCGATTTTAGAATGGCGGGGTGGATTTTGCGTAAATGGGGCATTTATCCCGGTAGGCACATTCTCCAGCCTTTGCCTGTGCGAAACGCTCATGCCAGAGGACCTCATAGAACTCTGTGCCCATTTCTGCCTCTTCGTTGAGATATGATACGAGCTTCATGCAGAAGAACCCGATGTCGCTCTCTTTGTCATCGTGGAGCGCCACTATGCCGTTACTGTTCGGTCTTGCCATAACTGATTTATGATTGGTTCGCTACTATGATTAATTTTGTCCCGTCGGGATAGGTCATAGCCTTTTTGAATAACTTATGGCACCTCGCCGGAATATTGCGATAGCGCAGATGCCATTCATTCCACAAGATGCAGTGGCCGCGCTTTACTCCGGGGTTGAGGCGGGTTGCCCCCGTGTTCAGACAGGGGCAACTACCACAACTCCCAGGCTCATCGTAGAACTTGTAACCGTTAATCTCGATCATACCGCTACCGATCTGTGTTTGCTCTCACTGATAGCCTTACACAGCACCGGACACCATGCTTTAGGTATGCTGGTATGGACTGCGTTGCCGATGAACTTCTTTTGGTCACTCTGATTTCCCAGCAGCACATAGTCATCGGGGAAACCTTGTATGCGTTTCAATTCTACGACCTTGAGCATACGCATATAAATGTCGGCCAGACCATACTTAGCCATAAATTCCTTTATTTTAATCATCATGGGAGAGTCCGTTTCGTAAACCTCTATGGCAATCTCCCCGCTCTCCGTGGTCACAAGGCAGGGTGGCCGCTTGTCCATTCTTGCAATCAGAGTGAAACACGGTTCATCAATAGACCTGCCGGCCGAGTTGAATTGAGGGTTCACAAGGAAATGCTTTCGGACTGTCACCAGACTGTGTTTGGGATTTGTGGTAACACAGCCGCAAGGCTCATCAATGGATGTGGCCGTGCTTGTGCCATAGAACATGGTCAAGAACTGGGCACTGACAAGTGCGTGATGATCCACACAGGTAATTGCACCAGCAGGCCCGTCGATAGATATGTTCTTATCCAGCGGGGAGCCGCTGAACTGTTTGGAGAGAAATGCGACTTGGGCCACACCGAGGCGGTTCTGAACAGCTACTGTCGGGCATGGCTCATCAATGGAAGGCGGTACATACTTTCCTCGCTGGCTCATGCTGTTGAACTTGACCATAAATGCGTCGTTGCCGTCGGGTACAAACTTTACAAGTCCGGCATAAATGCGTTTGAGCGTATTCTCGGCCAGCGGCTTTTTCCGTGTGAAAATTGACTGACCAATCTCTTCGAGGTTGAGTACATATCGCACAGCGCGCCATCGCTCCAGATTGCCCGTGGGCCGACGGCTGGGGGTTGGTGTGGGGAACACTATCGGCAGACCTTTTTTGGCGAACATCCCGAAATAACGCTTTCGTGTGGTCCGGGCACCATAGTCGGCCGAGTTCAATATGCGATAGTCGTAGTTGTAACCGTACCCTTTGACATTCTTAATCCATCGGACATAATCGCGGCCTCTGTCCATTGATAGCGGACGGCCATTCTTATCAAGTGGCCCCCAGGACATGAACTCCTCGACATTCTCTATCTGGATAAAATCCGGGTTGATTGTTTCTATATAGCGATAGAGGTGTTCCGCCAAAGTCCTACTATCGGGATCGCGAGGCTGACCGCCTTTGGCGCGGCTGAAATTGGTACACTCCAGAGAGGCCCATAAAACAATCAAGGCCTGCGGATATTCTTTCCTGCAAGCCTTGATATGCTTCATTAGCGGCGTTAGGTTGAGTGTTCTGATGTCCTCTATAAAGTGTAGAGCGTCGGGGTGATTTGCTGCGTGGGAGGCTATTGCTGTCGGATCGTGATTTACACAAGCGATAACTCTTGCACACTGTTCATCATACAGCCGGGCCTCATTAACTCCAGTAGAGGTGCCTCCGGCACCGCAGAATAGGTCAATGTATAGAAGTTGTATCATTGTCTTTTGATGGATTGGTTTTGAATCCGATTTTTATTCTTGGCGGTCTGCTGGCCGCTGCGTCCCGATACCCCTTGCGGTAGCCTATGTCCTCAACCTTGCCGATGAGAAGATAGGCCAAAAATATCAGAACCACATTGATGAGAGAACCAGTCATATTAGTCTGCGTTGAATAAATCTTTGCTGAATATCTCTTCTAAGCTTTCGAGAGCATCATATACACAATCCTCATGGCACAGACTTAGACCTTCCTTCAGATTGTTGTAAAGATTTCTTATTTTGTTGCGCTCTTCTTCTGTCATGCGTTCTGCAAGGTTGTCAGTGAAATCTTTGGTATTGCCAAGTTCAACCGCCATTTTGAGGGTAATATTGCTTTCTCGCAGATATTTTTCACATGAACCGATGGCTTCCTCAAAAGTTTCGGTTGCCATGGCTGTTGCATTTTTAGCCACCTCATTAGCCATATCGTGGATAGCCTGTGGATTATTCTTGAACTCATCAAGAAGAGCCGGATAGAATTCGCGGCTTGCCTCAATTTTAATTATCATAATTATCCTAATTTAATGATTTCATATTCGCTTGTTGGCAACTTCCCAGACAGAATGGCGTTGCCGCAGGTGATTAGACCGTTATCCTCGTCGTATGACGGCACGAACACTATCACGTCGAAGCCGTTGGCTTTCAAATCCTCCTCCACAGCCTTATAAGGGGTGAACAGCTCGTAGCCGTCGGTCGTGGCTATGTGGTTCTGCTCACAGCTTGCGGTGCGGTGTAGCGGAGTAATCTTGCACATGAACTTTTCGGGGTCGAACAGTTCACGCAGACGCTTGCCGTCTATGATAGAATCATCAGCGAGTGCGAAGTTAAGCGCATACTTGCGCCCGATGGGCATAGGCAGCTCTCTGCCTATTTTGGCGATTTCCTCAAGGGGAAGCGAGTTGCCCGAAAACAGATACTCGCGCTGCTTGTCATCAGTGGAGTTGATAGAGAATTGCAGTCCGGCATCGCCGTTGAATGTCTCATTCTTGACCTTATCCGTCCATTGGCGCAGAAACTCGCGGAGTCCTCGGTTGTTTTTTGGCAACATCGTGCTTACGACGGGGTGTATCAGCGAGTCGCCGATATAGGGACTCACAATGTCGTGCAGAAGCAGGGCATTGACAACAACATAGTAGTTCCATGTCGGCTCTCCCATACGCGCATAGTGGATATTCAGGCGTTTGGTATGCTTTACTTCGGGGTGTTGACGGATAGCGGTCAATATCTGGTCTCTCAGGTCGAAAAGTGGGGCATTGCGTCCTGCTCCCACTTTCGGCACGTCGCAGAACTTACAGCCCATCGAGCAACCGTACTGCGTGGAGATGGTTATGACCCATTTCTCCGTAAGCGGCATAGGCTTGCCGTTAGGCACTCCGTTCAGCTCCCTCGTTATGCCGAGGAAGTCGGCCTTGATGTTCGCGTCCTTGCCGTAGTCTCCTACTGTCAGGAACTCCAGCAGACCTTTCTCTCCTTGTGCGACGTAGATTTCACCCGTCGGCACCTTGATGATTTTATTTAATCTCATTTTTTTGATAGTCGTTAGCTATTATTGGTGTTTTCGGTTTGTTGACAAAGTGCGGGAGCGTAGGAGCTCGCGATAGCGGTAGCATCACTCTCGCCGACAGCACTTCTCACTCTCGTAAATGTAAATTTAAAGCTCATAGAGCTTCAAATTTAGCTTCCATCGCCTCGCACTGATTTGCAAGGTCGGAGATTATCAGGTCGCGAATCTCATCCTTCTTCGTTTCAATCGCCTCGAGGGTTTCGGGACTAAGCATAAGCCTCAATGCATCGCGGCAGCAGTCGATGTGGTCAACGTCAATGCTAATTTTATCCCGGGGGGTGAGCATAGATTTTTTTTCACGCAATTCGTCACGAATCAAATTGGCTTCGTAGAGCGTTTCTATTTTCATAAGTTTAAATGTAGGTTTTATTTGTGGGATTCGGCGATAAGGGCGTCGGCATAGCGCAGGGCATCGCGTGCGACAAAGCTCCCAAAAGAAACTCCGCTCCCGATTGTAACATTTTTCCGTAAGCGGTCGGTGTTGCTGAGGATGCCCTGCATCGCCATTGCAGCGATGTGGAGGCGGTCGGGAACGGGATAATCGCAATTTGCGGTTTCTTGCGATAATTCGCGAGGTTTCTCTTCAAAGAATTGCTTTTTGAATTCAGAGAATGTAAGGGTCTCTGATGTTTTATCTCCCCAATAGGTTACAGTCTTGTCGGGATGGAAATAATGAATCTTGGATTTCTCTATGTATGAGTTCCAATATGCGATATTTATTAATGGGTCACCTGTATTCCATCTGAAGCCGTTCTCATGAAGAAGCAATCTGAACTCTTCATCCTCCTCTTTCGTGGCGAGATAAACGCTTACTTTGGATGTCGTGAGCCTCATTTTTACAACTTCCTTTCCCGGGTCGGTGTAGGGTTCGAGCTCGGATTCGCCCAAGTTGTAGGGAAATATGCCGCTGGCCATCTCAACAAGCACTACCCATTGGCCGGGGATTTCTGTTTGGCCTGCGATGATGCCGGGGCGAGGGTAAAGCGATACGGATTTGGCAGTTACTGTTACTTTGTCGCCGACGCGGAACTTCGGCTCGGTTGGCTTCGGTTCTAAGCTGTCAACATTACCATGTGAGCTGTCAACATTATCGTGTGAACTGTCAACATTAACTTGCCGGCAACTTGCCTGTAACTTGCTTGGCTCCGGCAGGCACTTGGAGCCGAAAAGGTCGGCAAGTTTCTTCTTCAAGAGAATTGCGCCGCTGTGGGCCGGGTCATGTGATAAAATCTCCTCGTTGTAGGAATATATTTCCTGCACTCGCTTACGGCTCACATGGAGCATTTCATCTTCTTCTCCCTCCGCGTCGGAGGTGAGGTTGTGTTTGCCGAAGATATAAACGAGGCAATAAATGAAGTCAGACGATACTTCATTCAGTCTTTTGTTGCGCCTTGTTTTATACAACCGTTTCACTTCCTTTTTGACTTCCAATGGCAAGCATTGCCACGCGAGGTCTTGTAGTTTCTTATCCATTGTTCTTTCTTTTAATTATCAGTTCTACTTCGATTGGGTCTGACTCCCATGTGAGGTCGGGAAATAGGCGGCAGTCTATCAGCGTAGATTTCTCTCCATGACCATTCCATCTTTTCAACCCCTCCATGCGTTTAGGTTTGACGGAATACACACGCAGTCCTAAGTCATTTGGTCCATTGCTATCTCTCGCCACCCAGCCGCTAAGCACGGTTTCTTGCTTACTTTCCTGCTTACTTTCCTGCTTACCGAGGCAGTCCTGCGCTCCTTGCAGATAGGCGTCGTGAGCAAGACCATTGATGAAAGGCACCATAACGCCAGGAATTGATGCTGGTATTCTTATTTCGTCGGCGAACCTCTTTGCTGCCTTTTCAACATCCACTTGTTCGGAATTTCCGAACTGCTTGCCGAGGGCGTATGCGCGGTCGAAAGCGAAGGCAAATACTTTTCGTGCGAAAATAGATTTGTTGTGGCTTGGATTTGCTCTACAGAACTCTTCCCAGCACTCGCGCTTCTTCTGTTCGTAGTCTTTGTCTGTCATAAAATTTGTGATAGAAAATTTGACAATTAAATTATATTTGTTATATTTGCAGTATGATAATATAATGTTAAATATGAAAAATAGGATAAGAGAAATCCTCTCAGAGAGAGGGATGAGTCAGAAAGAGTTGGCCCAAGGTATTGGAATGTCTGAGATTGGGCTGTCAAGGGCATTAGACGGAAGTGCCTCAAAAAACACCATCGAAAAAGCAGCTAAGTTCCTCGGAGTAGATTCCAATTCACTAATAATCGAAAATGAGTTGCGCAAAGCTTCGTTTGAAGGGACACTCACAATTGGTGACGCCGAACTGGATGTTGCCGTCCTCAATGACGGCACCCGCATTATACGGCAGTCTGCGGTATTCCGCGCATTGGGACGCCCCCAAAGGGGCAATTCAAGGGTGATCAATATTCCCACATTTATGGATGCTGCGAACCTCCAACCATTTATTGATGACGAGCTTATGGGGTTGATCAACAAAATTCCATACATTGATACCAAAGGGGCCCCGCAAGAAGGATTCAACGCCTTAATTCTCCCCTCGGTATGCGACCTGTATTTGCAGGCAAGAGCGGCAGGAGTTATGAAGTTGCCATCACAACTTGCGTCGGCAGCCAAAGCTGAAATATTAATTCGCTCACTTGCCAAAGTCAGCATCATCGCCTTGGTAGATGAGGCCACCGGATATAACATTGAGAAAGGCCGTGCTGTAGATGCTTTACAGCAATTCTTGAGCAAGTTTATGCGCGATGATGCTGCAAAATGGGTCAAGACTTTCAACGAGGATTTCTTTGAGATGATATATCATATGAATGGTTGGACTTGGACTGGCGCCACCAAGCATCCGGGAGTTGTGGGAAAATGGATAAACGACATCGTATATGAGCGTATTGCTCCGAATGTCTTGGAAGAGCTTCGCAGACGGAACCCCAGGAATGAGAATGGCAACAGAAGCCACAAACACCACCAATTTCTTTCAGAGGAAATCGGACATCCGAAACTCAAAGAACATCTTGCCGGAGTTATGGCCATAGGTCGTCTATCCGGCAACAACTGGCAGAGATTTATGCGGAATCTTGACCGGTCATACCCTAAATGGTATACTACTCCAGAACTTGACCTTGATTGGGGTGAAGAGGATTAACTGATGTCATTGCAAAATTATCTTAAAAAATGATTCAGCCCTATAGTAAGACATGGGGCTAAATCATAATCTTGAATATGAACCGGGGCGCGAGAAGGTAGGAGGCTCGCGCTTTTTTCATTTTATGATTACGAACTCGTCGCCTACGACTTCTCTAAGTTCGTCGTAATTATTCGTGGCATTCATAACGCTGGATACATCGTGGAGACCTGCGTCCTCTGGCAGATAAAACACTTCCGCTTCCTGCGGTTGCTCGTTTAGAGCTTCGATTAATTCTTTGACTTTCATATTCCTTTCATTGTTTCTTGGTAAAACTTTTCTTCTTCGATGCAGTCGACGCATTTCTCGCCGTCCTTTGTTGTGACGATTTCGTCTGATTCCTCGCCGCACCATTCGCATTTGCCATGGTGTAGGTCGGCTGGGGTATAGGTTGTTTCGGTTATCATGTTTCTTTGTTTAATCGTTCAAAATATTCACGTTCCTTTTTACGCTCAGTTCTGTCGGCTATCTTGCCTACCACCCATGCCAAGGCATCCCATACTTTCCAAGATATACAGAACAAGGCGAAATAGATAAAAATATCCATATCCATCCCAATCAAATGCCCTAACATCACAAGCAGTATTGTGCCAACTACACCCAATACCGTAACCAAGGCGATAAAGACCGCTATGGCAAACATGAATAGCAGTTCATTGCCGATGAATTTCAGCCCATTTCTAATATTCATTCCTCCACCTCCTTTGCGATTTCGGGGAAGAGGTAGCGAAGTGTATTTGCGCTGCCTTTGTGGAAAAACCACGCCTTGCCTCCCTTGACGGTTTCATCACTTTTCTCGATGTGCAGCGACATGACTCTTTTTAATCGTTCTTTCTCCACAAGCGCATAGCGGCGGAGCAGAAAGCGGATTACATCCTCCACATATTCCGCATTTTCATCAACTAAAACTTCGTAAGTTCTCTTAGAGAATCCACGAGGGTCTACTTTCTCCTCCGCATACTCGCGGGCGAGGGCGGTGATTTGGTCGTTATCCATGACTATTTTCAGTTTAGATATTGCGTCACAATATATTTCTTGAAATTTCTGACTGTATGGAGCGCGGCGAAATACCTGAGTTCTCATCGCTTCGCTTATATCCGCCCTCCAATATCCATCCCAAGCAATTTTAATGATGTCGTCAATGACATCACGAATAACTTGTTCATTGTTTCGGCGTTGCTTGCTCAATCGTTTTTTGCGCATCTGCTTGACCTCGGCGATTGAGGTCGGGATTCTGAATATTATTGTTTTCACGCTCTTTCTCTTAATTTGATGATGTTTTATATTGGTTTCCTATATCCGAAATGCGCCTCTCTGCGGTTCCAGAACTGGTCTTTGTGCCGAGTGCAGCAGAAACACTGCTGATAGGATTTCTTGATGAAACGTTTATTGCATTTCGGTCCGGCACAGACTATCTGTGTGCCTACTTTGGCTTTCCTGTTGAGCTTGTAGTGGCGTTCATCGTGCGCCACGCCCTGTTCTCTTTCTGCAATGAAATCCTCGTAAGAGCTATTTGGCTCATCGTCGTAAATCTCGCAGAGGTGAGCGGCCTCGCTATCTTCGGTAGTTGTGTAGTTCATATTCGTTTACCTAATTTGATGATGAGTTGTTCTCATTTTGATGTGGTTTTATTGGTTTGACTTCATTAAGCTGCGAGAATGGCATTCACTTTCGCTTGTAGTTCATTCTTTCGCGACTCTTTCTCTTTATGATCTTCTGCCGTCCACATGGGCTGAAAACATCTCTGCCACTCGCGGGTGGCCATCCAGAGATTGCGCAAAAGGTTGCGCACATCTGCAGGAAGTGTGTTAGTAACTCTTACAAATCGCCTCATGGATTCACGGGATTTCTGCTCGGCTGACTTATAATTGCTATCGGCCGTAAAGTAGTGAAAATCGTGATTGTTGAGGATCGAGAGTGCTTGCTCGATGGTTGATAACGTTGACATTGCTATTGGGTCCATTGGTTTGGCTATTGATATTTGTTGTATGTAAATATCTTGATATTTAACAAGTTGTGCAATCAGATTGACCGCCATTTTACCACCTTAACGTTAGTCAATAAGTGTCAATGCTTCGCTGCATTCTGAGGCATCCTCATCTGCCATAATATCGTCAACTATGCTTCGGCATCGGTTAACCAGCACCTTGACACATAGCGCCATATTTTCGGTTATCTGCATCTTGTAGCCGAACGTCTCAGCGATGTCCATGCACAACACAGATACGAGGTAGCTATATGGCTCGCGCTTGCGACTGCAGGGCATATGTAATTTTTCGCCGATGAGTTTGTCCATATTGCGCTCAAAGTCCTCGACGAACGTGAGTAACATCCGGACAAATGCCACGCGGGCAGGAATGTCCTTGTGCGGATGGCCGATGAATTGGCGGGAGGCTTCATTTGTGTACGTGCACCAGCATTGGAAAAGGTCTATCCGTATCATATCGCGGAAGCGGTTCAGGTACGTTTCGTATGACTTCCAAGCATACCTGCCGTAACTCCTCTGCAGCTCGTAGTTGTACTCGGTGATACATCTGCGCATTTCCCGATTGTGACGCTTGTAGGCAGTTATCTTGTTGTCGGCGCAATACTTGATAAAATCCTCAGCTTGTTCTAAGGCTATTGCAGTCAGCATCTGAGGGATAAAATTCATAAGCACGGCCTCGCGGGTGCCGAATAGGTCGATGCACTCCTGAGCGGTGAGCGATTCGGATTGCCGGAGTTTCTCCTGCCGGAACTCAATGCCGAAATTGTCGGTTGGCGCCGATGGGATGGGTACCGCATCTGATGCGATACCCAACTCTGCCAGCGCTCTTTTGTCTAAGGGTGGTAAGTCCATTTTGTGATAAAATTAAAGCGGCTCGGAGCTGTTATCCGAACCGCCGAACAAGTTAGTTGGATGTTGTGGCACAAGGTCGTCGAACAGGCCAGGAACCCTCGGTCGCAACGCCTCGTACTCCTCACGAAAGAACTCCTCTTTTGTTCTCCCGTACTTTTTACCCTTGCGGGTGTGCACATCGAATGTGTAGGATGGTATCTCTATCGGATACGCTCTCACATCTTCTATCCATCGGTCTACGTCAATGTCGTGGCGGTCGTAGACCATATTTTGCAGGTGGTCGGCATCACGGCATTTGCGACACTCGCAGAGCAGTAGCACAGCCTTACTTACAAAGATGCGACCTTTCGGCTCGGTCTTGTTTTTGTTAACAAGCTCGTATCCTTGCCAAAGCGCCTCAACCTCTTTCGTGATGATGCCGTAGCAGTCCTCGGCCGAGATAGTAAACAGTCGCTTCCAAACGTAATCGCGATAACCACTATGCCAAAGTTCGAGGGCAAAGAAACCCGCCACCGCGGCATCTGCCCGACGGATGGCTTTCTGCATCGCCGAACTCACCTCAAAAAAATCATAACCAAGGATTGTTCTTATAACCATATCTTACTAATTTAAGTTGTTTTTAATCAATTAAATATAGCCAATATTGACGAGATGTGCAATCAGATTGAGCACCATTTTTACGCCATTTATCGGCCAAGCAAGATTAGAATTTGAACTTGCAGGTTATGTTGTACTGGACGAGTTGCTTTGTCTTGTCCTTGCCATTGTTGGTTGCGCCTTTAAGCCCGATGCTATCTCCAAAGTGCTTTTTGATAAATAGTATCGAACGGCGCTCCTCCTCCTGATTGCGGATGGAGGCCAGCCCTCCGGCGTTGACGAACGTCCCTTTTTGCGCGAAATTGTAGCGGAGATCGGTAAGGATTTTGCGCTCCTTGTATTTCATGTAGCAGCTTATCCAAAAATCCTCCTTGAGGCGGATTTCTTCATTCCACCAAACATTTTTGTCGTATCTCACTCCGTAGGCGCAACCGGTTATCATCTTGGAGAGGGAGTAGTAACCCCACTCGTTGTACATAACCGGGGAGATGGCCGAGGTAAAGCCAAACAAATGCACGTCGAGCATGCATGCCAAATCATAGAGTGAGTTAATGATTTGGGTTATCTTTATCGGGTCACGCAGCACGCTGCATTCTCCTTTTTCGCAATAAAGATTTTTGACGGCATGAACGTCATCGTCGAGCATCATAAGCTCGCCGAAGTGCTTTGCCATCCAGTTGCGTTTCGGAATTAACCCTATCACGTCGTCAGGGTGCGTTACAATCTCACATTCGGGATTGTGCTGTCGGTACAGGTCTGACTGGCTTTCGGCCACGCAGATGATTGGATCTACGACGAGCTTTTTGGCGAGCACCATATCATGGCGCTTATGGGATGGAATTACGATTTTCAGGCTCATACCCTCTCGCCCTCCAGCGCGATTCTGACGTCTTTCACGTCAATGACGTTGCTTTTACCGACCTTACCGGTCTTGTACGATTTCATCCGCTGCATTCCGAGCCGTTCGCGGAGCCAATTACTATCTACCTCGTTGCCCGATTGAATGATGAAAAGTTCATGCTTCTCATCAAACTTAGGTACGAGCGGATAAACAGCCGTTTCGTCGGTTATGGCATCGAACCGCTCCTTAAACTCGTCGATTGGTTTCTCGGGCGCAAACTCTACGCCCCATCCTGCCAACTCTCCCCTATCCCAGTCGTTGGTCATGGCGTCGAGGTCGTTTTCGCCAAAATTTACGTTGTCCTTCGTGGCGTATTCCCTCAGTTTCCTGACGTCGGTATCGACATCAAGGACTTTGCACGGCAACTCGGTATAGCCAAGTTCCTTGCACGCTCGAAACCTCAGGTTGCCACAAACGACAACGTAACGGCCCTCTGGGTAAGGGTACACGATAATTTCACGCAGTTGAAGCATCTCGGGCGATTCCTCGATGCTCCTCTTCATCGCCTCATAGCGATAGTCCCTGAAAAACCTCGGATTTTTAGGGAGCCCTTTTAGCTGCCCCCGATTAAAGTCAAGCAGAGACACTGCTATATTGGTATTTGTTGTCATAGCTATTACTCTCCATCTTAAATTATTCTACATCTAAATAGCTTTACTCAACACATCTCACTTTATCTGCGAAGCTCGACGCTCAATGGCATCTTTGATAAGCTGCTCTATATCTTTGCACCCGATGTGTTGCAGATACAGCACGGCCGAAACTATCATATCTCCGACAGCACTTTCCTTCTCGCTCCACGGAGGAAGCGCAGTATCTTGAAATGTAGTCGAATCAAGTACAGACCGCCAGTGCCGGGAAACGTCATAGAGCAGCATCGTCGGCGACGTGGTGCCGGTTATTCTGCCAAAGGTCACCGCCTTTTTGAAATATCGTTCTGCCAATCTGTTCAAAGTGATTGCCATATTGGTATAGATAAGGTTAGTGACTGTTTGCGTTATTTCCCTAATATCTGTAGGGAGGAGACTTGTTTTTCATCGAAATTCTATAAGGTTCAGTCGAAGAGCGACGGCACAGAAACCTCGCCCTCGGCCTTTTTGATATTCTTCACGGCGGTGGCAAAATAGCTGTCTTTAAGCTCGCAACCGATGCCACGCCGATTGTTTTTGACGGCCATGTAGATTTCGGAGCCAATGCCGAGGAACGGTGTAAACACCACCTCGCCCTCGTTGCTCCAAAGGTTGACAAGTCGATGGATTACCTCAAGCTGGAGCGGGCAGTTCTTGACGATGCAGCCTTCAGCAGTGTACGAATGGTCTTCTTCCACTTCGATGTTGTAAACGTCTACGTTGTCACTCTTGGTGATGTTTCGAACAGGCTTCCAAGACCCTTCGTCGTCGAACTTGGTGTATCCATAGTTGGGCGACAATGTGCCGACCCACTCTTGACGGGAGCGGATTTTACGGCCGCGAATCTGAGATTCGCGCTCATCGCGGCCGGCATAAATAGCCATTTGCTTGCCGTAAACTCGCTGTATCATGAGCGAGATTCCAAGCAATAATGCTCGCGATGTGCTACTGAAGAATTTCTTCCCGTTGAGGTCGCATACATCTCCGGCCATATATCCGTCTAAGAATACACTTGCCTGGTCTTTGGGAAGCGAGATTAGTTCTGTCGGGAGGACCTTGTTTGCCGCGCCCCTTCCACATTTGGAAAGGATGTTGCGAGCTGTTTGCGATAACCCTTTCAGCCCTACTTGATACGTGTTGCATTCTTGAGTTTTATCGTGGATGGCACCGATAAAATCCCCGGGGATTTTAGTTGTGAATTCATCCCACTTTGCCGAACCTATCGACAAGAAGTACTGATGCCCTCGTGCGTCGATATGGCCGTCGGCAACCCATCGCCCGATGAGCCATAGTTCTGTATCGGAAATTTCCCGACGAACCTCTGCGGGGAGCTTCTGATTGACGTATTTGCCTCTCAGTCCCTTGGCTTCAACCCAGCGAGGCTCGCTTACGAGTTGTTTCCTCCAATTCATTTCGCGATCCCGAGCGTAGATTTTGTGCGTCGGGGTGCAAATGAGGTTCGGTACGCCGATAGCGTGAATTTGAACAACCTCGGCGTTTTTCTGAGTGAGCGCTTTTGCGATTATCTTACGCCAACGGCCTTTGTGAGTAAGTGTCTCGTCGCCCACCTCAACTTCTTCGATAGGAATATATCCACGCTTGGTGAGAATCAGCGAACCCTTGGCGAGGCAGATGTGCTTTTCGTCGCCTTGCGCAGTGCCCTCTTTGCCGTTGAGTACGTCGGTACGCTTTATATCCATCCAGACGGGAGACGCCCATTTTTGCCAAACGTCAAGGGGAAAATTGGACTTGTTGAGATTGACGATTGGCTCCCAGTCCTCCTCGTTGCCATCCCACTTTTTGAAAATTGTGAGATACTCAGCCATCCCGATGCCGGTTTTGGAACTGTCTGTGGTGACCTGCTTGTACAGCAGCCGTTGCGTCTTGGTGCGTTGCATTTCGAGCACTGGGTCAGTCCAAATCGTAACCTTGGAGTGCAGTTTAAAGCCCGATTCGAGTACATGGCGAGTGTGCTCGCCGGTGAAATCGTACATCCCAGTGTATCCTGACGAGTTTTTGTACACGCCGAGGTCTTTTGTGTGACAACACATCAGGCGTCCGGGCTTCAGGATGCGGTAGAGTTCTTTGAGGAGAAATGCGTATTGTTTGAAAAAATCCTCGTGGCTCTCGTTGTTGCCCATGTCGTGTATGTAGTTGGAGTAGGTGAACAGCGAGCTGAAAGGAGGAGAGAAGATTATCAGGTCAACGGAATTGTCCGGGATTCGCTTAATCTCAATTGTGGTGTCGCCCTTCATCAGAAGCACCTTGTCATCGCGGTACTCATCGTAAGTGTAATCTTCGAGTAACCCATAGTGGTGCTCGTTGATGTTGCGGTTGATTTCGCGCTGCATCTCGTCAAACTTGCGCTGCTTATCTTCGATTATCGCTCTTGCGTTTTGCATTGTGTCAGTAATGATTAAGTGGATATTAACCTCGCCATCACGGCCGAAGCGGTAGGATCGGCGAACCTGCTGATAAAAATCCTCAAACGAAAAATCGGGAGCGACAAATATCTGAGTGCCGCACTTTTGGAAATTCATTCCGTAGCCGCAAATCTTGGCTTTTGAGATGAGGATACGAATTTTGCCGTCGGCAAAGTCGAGCAGCCGACGCTCTTTATCGGCATCTTTGTCGCTCCCCTTGACCTCAATCGCCTCAGGCAGCAACTTGCGCAATATCTCGCCCTCCTCGTTTTGCTTTGTCCAGATCAACACTTGCCCCTCGGTTTCACGGGCGAGCTTGGCGGCGAGTTCCAGTCGCTCATTCTTCGTCTTGCGCAGCTCTGCATTAAAGTTGGTGGCATTGACGATGCCCTGCGAAAATAGCAACCCAGGTTCAGGTGTTGTTTCGATTTGATGTTCTATGTAATTAAGCTTCGGGAGGATAAATTCCTTGCCGGTCTCAACAAATCCGATGTCGGCGGGGTTTTCAAACACAATCGCCCACGACGCTATCCAGCCGTAAAAGTCGGCTTTGGCGTGTCCCTTAAGTCGATAGTTGTTCATCCCCTCTTCGCGTACGAACCACTTGGAGCGCATATCGGCTGCGTCGAGCACGTCGAGAAACTCGGAGTGGTTGCCTATCTCGTTGAGGTCGTTAGGCGATGGCGTGGCCGAACAGCAGAGCTTGTAGCGAGTATGCTTAAATACGTCGGTAATCAATCTGCGATAGTGGCCGGTATAGTTTTTGAGGATAGAGCTTTCATCCAGTACCACCCCGATGAATTTATCTACATCTATGTTTTCAAGCTGCTCGTAGTTGGTTATTATCAACATGTCGCCGTCGGTCATATCGGTGTAGCGCACTACGCGATAACCAAATTTGGCACCCTCGGCGATTGTCTGCCTGCTCACAGAGAGAGGCGCGAGTATCAGTACTGGGCGGTTCTCACGTTCGGCAACGTGTTTTGCCCATTCGAGTTGCATTAGGGTTTTGCCCTGTCCGCATCCTGCGAAAATGCCTCCCTTCCCGAGTTTCAGCATACGGCGAACGCAGTACTTTTGAAAATCGAAAAGGAATGGTGACAATTCAGCTTCATCCACATCAAACCCGCTACGCTCTACTGAAACCTTTTTACTCTCTAAAAACTCTTGATAATCCATAGTAAAATAAGTGGCACCACTCTGGAAATGAGCGGTGCCGCATTTTGGGTTAATTATGCAATTTAATAGATTAACTCAGTTCCCGGAGGGCTCAAGTTGCTCGCAGATAGCCACTCTATATCCGGCTTTTATCAGCGTGGGCACATGAGCGTCAAGGTCCGATTTTGGGAATTTCACGAAATCAGTGTTACCCTTGCTTTGCAATTTGAGACCGAGAGTAATTGCAGCTATGCTGGCATCTTGTTCAATACACCCATATTCATCTCCGAGCCGGAAGATGATAATTGCATCTGAGTGCTGTTTCTTCATGGCCTCGTACTGCTCTTTGATTTGCGCGATTTTAGGAGTGGTGTCGGCTGGTTTTTCGGGCAGTTTGTTGCCCTCAAGGTCGTAGCCAAGTTTTTTAAGTTGGTTGGCAATCTTATTGATAGCTTTCTCTCTCTTTTCCTTGGCTTTAGCTATGGCCTCATGGTACTCGATAGGACACCATAGCTCGCCGATTCGTTCAACGTAAGGCTCGGCAATGTGTGTCGCCTCATTGAGTGTGATTATTTGAGTACCAGTGTCCAATGCCTTTTTTACCCACGCCCGTAGAATGAATGGTGCTTTATCAAGGTTGGAGGCGACATATTCGCTAATTTTTTCATCGCTCGGATATTCACCAAGTCCTAAGGCCAAGCACAGCTCCCGGTTGTTTTTTACCATAAGAGAGTAGGCAACTATGAACTCAGCATTGTCAAGGCTGGTGCGATCTTTGAACTCTCCATGCCCAACAATGGCTTTTCTGGCTGCGACAACTTTGTATGACCTCTCCGAGGCAATAGTCCGTGATTCTCGGAGCAGTTCATTTACTTTCATCGGTCGGCCACTTTCATCACTATTGGTTGAGGTGTCACCTTTTTTGACGTAGTAGAACGATTCTGTCAGCGTTGGCATATCATAGCCATCGAGGTCAAGAACCCGATAGAGTTCTCCGGAGGCAAGCATATTGACAGTGCGCTCATCATCGGCTTTATACCAGCACTTGCGGTCAAAGGCTCTTGACGGATTGACAGTCTCATAGCCTCGGTGTTCTATTTCAGCAACAAATGCTTGTTTTACGGCCTTTGCCGCGTCGGAGCAGTATGAGGCTGAGACCGGCTCGGCTCCTATCACAACCTTACCGAATGTAAGAGGGGAGCCTTTGGGTACGAGGTCGGCGGCATAGGCATCAACGGTCTTGAGCATATAAGCCAACAGTTTTGACTGGAATTTGGTGCGATTGGTACAACGGCCAGCGTCCTGACTTTTCATTTCCCAGAACAGACAGCCATGATTGGCGGTGTTGAGTTGACATTCGGAGCATTTGCAGTCACAGCCTCCCTCAAATTCTTCATCTGATTGGTCATCGCTCTGATACCAGGGTGACTTGGAGAGGTTCATAAACAAGCCATTGACAAAACTCTCGGCCGTAGTCTTTGTCAACCCTTGATAGTTGTTGCTGTACTGCGAGTGATATTTTTTCTGGCCCTCTTCTTCAAGTTTGCAGATGATCATCGCAGCTGCAATGCTCATTTTATCTTCTTGGACAGCAAGCATCAGTTCCGGGATTAGGGAATTGAGTTTGCAACGGTCTTGAACGAAGCGGATGCTCTTACCGAATTTGAGGGCCACTTCCTCGGCCGTCTTGCCGTTTTTGATGAGTTGACCGAAAGCGAAAGCCTCTTCCATCGGGTCAACATCCTGGCGTTGGAGGTTTTCGGTAATCATGGCCTCAAATGCCTCCTCATCTGTCATCTCCCGGATCATCGCCGGAATGGACTGGAAACGGTCATATTTTTTGCGATGGGCAGCCACACGCTCAACGTTGAGCTTGTCTTCTTTGGCTTTGAGTTGGCAAAAGGCGCGGTAACGACGCTCTCCGCACACAATCTCATAACCATCTGTGACTTCTTCGCCAAGAGCAATCTGACATACCCTCGGTCTTACTGTGATGGGCTGAATAAGCCCTTGCTTTTCGATGTTGGCGGCAAGTTCCTGAACAGCCTCTTCATCGAAGGTCTTTCTTGGGTTCATCGGCGATGGTTTCACCGAGTCCAATGGGATTTTTTGAAAGTCCATAATTGATTTTATTGGTTTGACTTTTAGTTTATTACTCTTAAATTTCGTGATTTTTGGCGAGAGTTGCAAACGGATTAGTCACCATTTTATCGCCATTTTACCACGAGTATGACACCCCGTTAAACTGCCAGTTGACGGCCATGTAGGATACATACCCGCGTCGTGCGGTTTCATCAAGCGTTTCGCGGTCGGCCTCCTTAAGCGTTGCGGGCGACCAGCCATTAATGGTTGTATAGGCCGGAACGTTGAACCGCTCGCGTATGCGCCGAATCGTATTCTCGTTGCGGGTGTGCCAACGGATGATAATCTTAGTTTCAGTTGCTATATCCATGGTCACTCCTTTCGTATCCTAAGTTAAAAAGCCACCAAATATCCTTAAAATCCTCAAGCGTAAAATCGGCCGAGCGGAAATTGTGCGAGTAGAACTCTGCCATGCGGATGTATGCTCGGTATTGTCGTAGCCATCTGATGTAGCTTGGGTCGGTCTTTTTGCTCCGCTCCTTCGCGGCCTTGTATATGCGTTTGAGGATTGTTTTTCGTTCGTCACAGAAATCCTTTAGAGCGCAGGTTATCACCATCGGGTCGACCGCCCCATAAAACTTGCCATATACCCCAGCCTTGAATTGGCGGAAGAAATACATCAGCTCGGTAACCTTGAGATATCCGTACTCCTCAGCGATTATGTCGATGAGGCCCTGAATCTGGTAGTCGTTCAGTTTATCCTTACACCCGGAAAATACGGCAAGTTCCGTCAGTTGAAGGTCGAGCCAGGAGTCGCGGGCTGATTTACCGAAAGCTTTTGCGACAATTGAAAGGGATGGAGCGTTGCCGGTGAATGCACGCGCAATATCACGCGTATATGCAACCTGCTTCGACGGATTGAACACGGCGAGGAAATTATCTTCGTTACGGTACGCCTGAATTGCCATCTGGACCGGAGCGGGAACAACCATTGCGGCGGGCGATGATGCGTCTTGCGAGCTTAGCCTGCTCGTCGGCAAGTGTGTCCTCGGAAGTATTTCGCCGATATGATGTGGTTTGCTCATTTTGTTTGGATTGCTTTTGTTCTTTCTCTCTGCGGATAATCCATGCGATGGCAAGACTCTCCCAGTTTGCGACTTTGCGACCGTTGCCCTTTACCCAACCTTGACTGTCGTAATAGCTATAAAAGGACATTACCTCGGTTTCCCAGTCAGCGATTCTTGCGGGGGCGTTTTGGGCGATGAAATAGTCGCGCACCTGCTCGGGAGTAGGAGGAGAAAAACCGACGAGGTCGGCGGCTTTTACACCCTTCTTCTCCGTGCGCTTCATCTCGGCTTTTGAAAATAAACTATCCTTTTCCTTCGGCTTCCCTCGCGCACGCGCACGCACTCGCGCACGCGCGCTATCCGCGTTAGCGGATATATTAGTTATATTATTATCTATATATATGGTGTCCCCCGAATTTGTGTCCAAATTTGTGTTCGCTGAGCAAACACAAATCGGATTTGTGTCCAAATTTGTGTTCGCTGAGCGAACACAATCTGCATTTGTGTCCAAATTTGTGTCCTCTGAGCGAACACAATCTGCATTTGTGTCCAAATTTGTGTCCTCTGAGCGAACACAAATCTTTTCCGCCATCGCCTCATTTGTGACTTTTGCGCCGCAAATTAGGTAGGCAGATTTGCCGCTCCCGACGCCCTTGCCGAATGCTATCAGGCCACGTTGTTTTAGCTTATCTCTCGTAGCCGAAATAGTGGAGCGAGAGATTCCAAACGCTCGCTCAAAATCCCGAGTACTAAATTCAAACGGATTGAGACAACCCCTAATATAGCACTGATGTAGCAGGTAAATGTACATTGCCGCCTCATTACTTGAGCATGGATTGAGCAACGTGGAATCCCAAAAGGATTTAAGCAAGCTGGTGTAGTCCATTAGTAAGTAGGATAGAGATTGAGAGCCTTTTTGACGTATGGCTCGGAGTCGATTTGGAGATAGTTGCAGACGGCATTTATAAACTCCATCAACCCGTGGCAGACAACGTAAGTACTGCCATGCTCTTCAACAAGTGCCTGCCACGATTTTTGCGCCGCTTTCTGCGTTCCGGCGCTCGCGCCCTTGCGTTTGGGGATTTTCATCTCGATGCAAAGGCTTGATTTGCCGCCTTTGGGGAATAGGAGTATGAGGTCGGCAACGCCTTTAACCTGCCCCTCATACACCATCTTCGCTCCGGCACGCGCTCCGCGCCATCCGCCGTTTGGTACGGCAAAGAGCAGGTTCCCCACGCGGGGGAACGTCTGCCTGAACCACGATACGCAGGTGTGTTGTATCTGCGATTCAGAGCAGGTCTGCTCTATAAGTAGTATCTCTTTTTCGGTCATAGCTATCAGTTTTTGTAGATTATATTCTCCTGCTGAAGAGATTCATTACATTGGTGACGATATCCTCGTCTATCTGAGTAGTAGTTCCGGTAACCTCGTTGGCGATGTCTTTTTTCGTCTGAATGACCTTGTACATATACTCGTCAATAGTCTTATCTCCGAGGAAATAATAGCAGTTGACGGCGTTCTTCTGGCCGTTTCTGTGGGCGCGATCTTCAGCTTGCTCGCAGTCTGAGTACGTCCATGGGAACTCGATAAACCCTACCCTACTTGCGGCAGTGAGCGTCAGGCCGGTCCCGCCCGATTTGTAGTTGAGTATAATCAATTTGCATTCGGGGTCGTTCTGGAAGCGGTCGACTGCGTCCTGCTTCTGGGCGGTGTTGTCCGAACCGGTGACGGTAACGGCATCCGGGAATTCATCTTTCAGCGCTTGCACTACCTCCTTAAGATATGCAAACATAATAAGCTTCTCCCCACCGTCGACAACGTCGTGGATAAAGTCGGCAACGGCCTTGACCTTACCTCGGGCGGCAATCTCCTTGAGAATCCCCATCCGAACCATTACTTCGCCACGCATAGCCCTGGCGAGGCGGTCTTCATCTGCGTTTTTGTATTGGCGAAGATATGTGAGGAAATTGTTTTCGGCATCCTCATACTCTTTACGATTGGTAATGTCGCAGGTGATATATTGCCTCATCTTGTCGGGCAACTGAGTTAATACCTTGGCTTTCTCCCGCCGGAAAAAGCAATTGCACCATAGCCTATAATTAAGCTCCTTTAGGTTGGAGGATTGCTTCGGTCCATCACAGAACCTCTCGACGAAGTTATTGTAGCCGCCGAAATCATCGAGCCGTCCGAGGATTTTCAACTGCTGGATAAGGTCTGTGTTGTTGTTGACTACCGGAGTTCCGGTCAGCGCAAATATCCACCTTTTGCCACGACAAATCCCCTCAACGAATTTCGATTGCTGGGTTTTGGAGGATTTACACTTGTGGCTCTCGTCTATGATGACCGAGTTAAAAATCTTCACTCGCTCGTCGAAATCTATGGATTTCAGTGTGAAACGCGTGTGGTTCTTGACCCTGACTACGAAAAATTTTTTAAGACTTTCATAGTTAGTGATAAAAACCGGACACAACGCCTCGCCGTCCGAATGCTTGATTTCCCACATGCGCTCCCAGCAGCTCCTATTGCTATCGTCGAGGATGCACGCCTCAATTCCGGCAAATTTCTTGAACTCACGCTTCCAGTTGACCTTTAGAGCTGCCGGACACACGACGAGGACCGGAAAGGTTTCGCCGTATGTTTTTGCCTCCTTGTGCGCCTTGACTACGGAGCAGATGGCCTGTAGGGTATTGTGAGTTACAACGTAGTTGTCGGTGAGATAGAGGTGGTCCGGGGCGGTTACATGGATGCACCTTGATTTCTCACGCCCCACAAGGTCAATCTTCTCTATATATCTTGAGCAATAGTTGCCGCGTTTAATGCGGTATTCTTTTGCCTTGCGCGATGTATAGAAAGGATTGAACTTGGTTACGACGTTGACCTGATATTCCAACGATTTCCCCTCGTCGGTTCTATCGTAGATTCTGATGCGAGCCTGCCCTCCAAGTGACTGAACAAGCTCTACAACATCCTCGCACAACTGGCGATTGCCTGAGTGATATGTGATTCGGTTGCCCTTGATGGAGCCGTCAGTGTCCATCAGGCCTCTCAGCAGTTCCTTCCTTTGTTCAATATCGCCAAAGAGATATTCTTCGGGGATTCTCTTGGAATCCGATTTAACATCAAGTCCGAGCCGTTCTATGTACTCAAGAGCGCGGTTGCGATGCCGGGAATCAGAATTTATCAGAGAGTATCGCGGGCAGTTTGAACATCTGTCCTCGACGAGTTTAAGCATCGGCGGGAGTAAGCTTTCAACCTTGTGATGTACATCAGCGTCAAAATCGGGATTACTTAATACGACGCGGCCATTGCAAAGGTTGCCATCCCCTATTAAAGCACCGATGATATACGGATGAAGATAGACATGCTTGGTGGAATATCGGACTGGCTCGCACATCGGTATTTCCCATCTTAAAACGGGCTTACGACCGCTTGCCTTACGAGAAGGAGACAGATTCCAGGAAAGTCCCTTTTTCAAAAGTTCCTCGGTTGTCATTAGTTTCCATCCCTGACCACGTTTTCTCATGTTGACATCTCGCACACTCCAAAGGTGCTCAAGTCCGCATCTCGCCGTGGCTCCATCGCTGAATGTAAAGAGGTAAACGTCCTTCACGCCTTTCTCATACACTCCGTCGACATGATAGACACCTCCATCACGGCCAAACAAAGCATCTCCCAATTGCAGTTCTCCCATATTTCGCCACCCGTCGGGGGTAGCTATGAGCGCCGAATAAGGCTCCTCTTTGCCAAGACCTGGCTGGTCGCCAAAGATACAGCGCTTATTGTCAAGCGCATAGCGCACTCCCTCCAACTGATAGGGAAATGGGGTGAGCAACATATAATGCTCACCCTCAAATTTCTTCATCGGAGGTATCTCATAGACTATATCGTGGGACTCTGTGCGCCGTGCGATATTGGAGCAGAACCCCTTCTGCACAGCCCATTGAGCGAAAGCCTCGACATACCATCGGGCGTCACACCCCGGCGGGAACATCCCCGCTTTAGAGATAACCCAGACCTTTTCCGAGTTATCCCAACGGCGGGTGGGTATGCGCTTGACAAGGTCAATCAACGCCGGGTTATAGTCAAAAGAGAGCCTAAACGTGCCGGGAGTTTCGGTGACGTAGATTGGCCTCATCGCTATGCAACATCTTCTGCTGTAACCTCGGCAGGTGCTTCGGGCAATTCGGCGTTATCGGTTATTCCGGCGTTGGCGAACGGATCGTCGGAATTGCCGAAGTCCATTTCCATCTGCCGCACATCCCACTTACGCTCGGTAATATACTGTTCGACTTCGTAGAAAAAAGCATCGATGGCAAATCGGAAATCATCGGCACGAATCCAGCCGCTGTCATCGGCGTTGAGATCGGTGGGCGGCGTGTTGAGGTTGAGAACCTTTGATGTCATCAATGTGCGGCGCCCGGTAAGTGTTGCAATCGGGTTGTTGCCGTTGCCGCCGAGAGATACGCCGGTGACTTCAAGACGCCGGAGCAGTTCGATGTTTTCCGGGCTTTCGGGTGCATTCCAGTCGTACTGGTCGAACTCCTTCTGCTCGGTGAGTTCGGCAAAATACGGCGTCAGTTCTGCAAGGCGGGTTTTGAGGTCTACATGAGCGATGTTTTTGCCCTTGAGCGTTATCTCGTTTTCGTCCTCATCGATGTAGGTAGCCTCGACGGCACCGCCTTTGGTCAGTTTCGCTTTTGTAATTTTTATATCCATAGATTTCGGGGGGTAAAAATATCGGATGGCCAGTGCGGCCACCCGATTATCTTGTTTTGTATTCGTCGATAAATGATTGATAGTGTCTGTCAGCAGGAAGCGGCAATGTGATGCCGAACTCAGTTGCGGCATCTGCCTGCACCTTGTTGAGGAAGTTTGTCATCTGCAAAGTGTTAAGGTCAGTTGTGCTCCCGGTGACTGTGTACCACCTTCGCCCGACAACAACCTCCCTGCTGAGGTACTTGGCTTTGTAATAGTCGTGGAAATCCTCCTTGGGAGTTCCAGTGGCTTCCTCCATGCACTTGTACCACATCCACATCAGGGAGTTTTGCGATACGGTGCGGGGTTCTGTGCGCCTCACGATCTTAACCGTATAGACGCCGTTACGGAGCAGCGAGCATAGATACTCGAATGATTTGTCCATGCTAACCACTCCGTCTCTTTTGGTGAGAATCGCGTCGGACATGGTCAGAATGAATTACCCTGAGTGCCGGGACTTGCGCACCTGCCGGGTGCGGGCGCGGGAGCGTACCCGCCCTGCTGGGGATAGGCCGGAGGTGGATAGGCGGCAGGTGCAGCATAACCTCCCTGCTGGGGATAGGTGGGATAGTTGGCCGGGGGCGCGTACTGCGTCTGCTGCGGGTAGGCATCCTGTTGGCTCTGATATGGAGCGATAGACAGGCCGCGAATCGAATGGAAGATTCTCCCCTGATGTTCGTTGCCTTTGATGAACGCCTCGACGGTGACACGCTGGCCCGGTGCGTAGGCATCAAGCATCGGCATTTTGTCGCCGGTGAACTCGATTGATACAAAGTTGGGATAGGTGTTGCCGTCCTTGATGCGCGTATCATCGAGCACCAGTTCGCGTTTGTAGAAATTCTGACCCCCATTCCTCGACGGAATCTCAATAACCGGGGAAATCGAATAAATCGGGGCGGTTGCTGTTAATTTAATCATTATCTTTGAGTTTAATAGTGAAACCGCCCTTCTTGGGTTTTCGGGTGGTGTACTGGTTGAATAAGTCAGCATGTTCGCTTTTGAACCGCTTGGAATCGAAAGCCGTTACCTCGCTATCGGCGGAGATGGTGGCTGAGAATGCGCCAAAGTCATACGACTTGATGCCTCCCTCGGTCATGGCTGCTCTCAGTTCTTTTTTCGCCTCCTCTAATTGTGCCTCAATCTCCTTGTACTGCCTGAGCAACGCGGTAAAGCGGTCAATTGCATCGGGGGCGATGATGGGTGCGATTTCGGGTGTCGGTGATGGCGCCGTTGTCGGCGAGGATACGCCGAAGATGGAGGGGTCGTGGTGAAAATACACCGGACCGCCTTCGAAAAGTGACCACTCGGTAGTCAGCAACTCTTTGACTAACTCGGAGGGCTTGCGCTCTATCACCCAAAAGGCCGCCTGCTCTTTGCGAAGCCAGTTACAAGCAAGCCCCTCAACTTTCAGGCCGGGGTTCTCGGCCTCGAACAGCTCGGCATAGATGGAGAGCTGCCACGCCAGATACTCCCTCAGCGCCTCTTCGCCGGAGGTAAAATAGTTAGCGTTGTAATACCCGCAAAGCGGGTAAAGGTCGATATTGTTACTCTTGGTGTCTACGAGCCATATCCCCTCAGTGTCGATGCGCTGCCATACGTTATCAATCTGCGATGCATAGCGCACGTTGTCAGATACGGTCAGTTCGTTGGCCAGCGGGCGGAATCCTCCGGCCGTCAGATGGCGGATATAGTTGCCGAGTTCTTGCGACACATCCCACTCCTCATCAACATATTGCACGTTGCCGCGCTTTTCGCAACCGTAGCGGGTGTGTACCACCTGATTGGTCTGCATGATACCGATTTGGTCATAGGTCTGTATCGCATGGTGAATTGCCGTGCCACGGCTTCCGGCGCGTGGGATGATGAAATCTTTGACGTAATCATCGGCCTCGGGATATACGCCCAGTCCGAGGACCGAGTGTATAAGTCCCGTGATGCCGAGTAGCTTCTTACCGTCAAGCTGATAGCTGTGGCTATCCTCGTCAAAGATTACCGGAGATTGCTTAAATTCCATAATCATGCAGCCTTAAAGGATTGACGTTTGGCGGCGGCGGCTTTGTAGAAGTCGGTGCCATTGGCACAGAGTGCCGGGCATTCATGCGCCCACTTGCCCCACACCTCCTGAAACTCGCGCTCGGTGCCGACTGCATTCATCTCGCCGATGGCCTGATTGAGCTGGGCTCCGGTAAATGCGACTTGTGAAACGGCCTTTGCGGGCCTGCGGTCTTTGATGTCAGCTTCGTTACCGCATGCCATATTGGCGTCATTATCAGTATCGGCAACAATGCCGAGAATTGCGCAGTAAGAGTATCGCTTTAGATACGTGATGGCAGAACCAAACGCTTGATAGTCGACACCCTGCGGGGGAAGCGTCAGCTCGCTTTTGAACCATTGCCCGCTTTTGTGCGAAAGAATCGTGATCAGTTTGCCATCGTTGATGAGCTGAGCAACTGATAGTCCATGCTCCTTGAGCGCAGGGGAGGCGGCTTTAACGCAAGCCGAGAGGTCAGCGTATTTGAATTTATACTCCCCGCCAGTGCGGGTTTTAACCTTTACCTCTTTTTCGAGCTTCGGCTGATCGACGCCTCCCTGAAATGCGGAGAGGGCGGCTGAAATCTCGTTGATTTCCGCGCTCATAAAGTTGTTGGCTTGGATTGATGTCGTTTCCATTGAAATTGGGTTTATTGGTTTGACTTATATATCTCTTATTTATTTGATATACAATAAAGTTAGTGAAATTTGGCGGAGATTGCAATCAGATTGGCCGCCATTTTTACACCTTAACGTTTGCTGACGTTTTGATGTGTTCGGCAGTCTCAGCGAGCGCGGCCATAAACTCGGCGATGTGATCGGCGTACACGACTATCCGCTGGCGCGGCTTGTTCTGTTTTTTGTCTATCTCCGAGATAGACACATACCGATTGCTCTTGCTGTCGGCGTAGACATCCATGTAATACACTCTCGTCTTTGCGCTGACACATTTGGTAAATTCGGGCTTGTCCATTGTGATGATGTTTATTTGATGTGGCGGACGGCACGGGAATCGAACCCGCCCCTCTGCTTCGGTGCACCTCCGCAGCGTTTCCTCCGATGAAACTTACCGTCCAAAAACCGACCGCGCCTCACGGCGAAGCCGGGAAATGAACAATGGAGTATTGTTGTGTAATAATGCCGGGATTGCCCGCCCGGCGCGGGGCTTGAATATGACGGCCACGCCCTCGCGGGTTTTGCCATCTGAACATAGTCTAAGTGAAGCAGAATTGAATCTGGATGAATCCTTATGCCCTCACGGGCATCGAATCAACTCTAAGTCTCAATCGTGGTCTATATCTTTTTCCTGGGCGCCTTTTTGCAGTGGCGCAACACCTGAGCAGCGTTGCAGAACCACTTGCCATTGGGCGACATAGCTTTCTTGTCGGCTTCAATCTCGCCGGTAGCCACAAGGTACTCAAGGCGTTTCTCTCCTCCGACGATTTTTGCGGCTAAGTTCTTGCTGAAACTCACGTCAGCCATAACGGCGAGGAGATTGTTCAGTGCGATTTCGTGCACGTTAACGGTCAACGGCTTTCCCATGGTCGGTCAACTTACGCGTATTGCCTCCGTACGCAGGTTCTCGCGATCGAGTCTCACCTTATAGCGCCATCCCTGCTCATATTCTTTCAGAAGTCCGTTGGCGACTGCCGCACGAACTGATGAATACTGCGAGAATCCGAAATAGCGAGTCTCGCCGACCTCCATGGCGCGAAGTGTAGGTGCTACAGGGCGCCACTGACGTTTCTGTTTTGTGGTTGCTGTCTCTTCCATATGATTTAGTTGTTTATTTGCTTGTTGATAGGAGCGGCAGGCGGATTCGAACCGCCATCCTCCCGGGTCAACCGGGCGCTCTGCCATTGAGCTATGCAGCTCGGACGGCGGATAATTCGCCGATTTTCATTATATTTGCGGTGACCATTTAAAATATAATGAATATGAGATGTATCAGAACCGAGTCTCCGCAACCCGAAAAATGGGAAGTGGAGGACGTCATGGCTTACTTGGGCTGTGATGAAACCAAAGCAAACGAGATTATGGAAAATTGCAGAAAAGCAAACGGCATCCAGGGCTACGGCCCAATCGAGAAACATCTAATCCTCGACTTCATCAACGAGAAGCAGAGGGCCGAGCGTGAACGCGAAGCGCGTCACAACGCCGACCTTGCAACCGTCCGTCAACTCACCGCCCTTGAAGAGCAGGTGAAGATTCTCCGCGAGATGTGTAAATCATCGTCGGAGGATGCCCGTCGGGCACGTACCCAGGCGCTTGTCGCCAACTTCATTTCCGGAATCGCAACGGCCATTTCGATTGTGGCTCTGATTCTGAAATTCGTTTAATACTCCGTCCATTTGCCACGGGTGGACTTGTCTCTTCCCGCCGGCCGCTTTCCTTTTCGGCTTCAATAAGCGCGGCCGGATATTCTTATCGCGGTAGCTGCCCGTTTTCAATGTGGTGTTCAACTTTATCGGGCCTACTTGCCTGCATCTTTCACAGCATCCGCTCATCGCCGACTGCTCCCGCGGTCACCCGTCAGGCCATTGTCGGCGGAAATTCCAACATGTCAAGGTACTCTTCTCTGGGTGGGAGGCGCCGGAGTCGAACCGGCGTGGCAACTTTCATCAATTAATCGCTCTAACCCAAAACACAATCGCTACGGCCTTTCCTTATCGTAGCTTTTCCTCCCATGTGCATCCGCGTCGTGGAAAGGAGATTGCTTACAACCCTTATGCCTCCGCGGATGCGGGTAACAAATGAAGAACTCAAATTAGAAAAGTATTTTGGGGTTTTACCGCTTTGCGGATGGCGTCCTCACGGATTGGCCGAAATTCTGAATATCTTTCATCATCTGTCCCCTTTCCCGAGATAGCAGGGATTGGGCGCCGACAGGCCGCGAATCATATCATAGCGGATGCGGACGGCTATCATGTGCAGGATGCGTTCGATTGTTTTCATTTCGGTAGGTTGTTAGGCGGTTTGGTTGGTTTGACTTTTGGCGATGGATTCGGGAAGCATGCCGTCGAGCAGCAGCGCGATGGCTCTTATCTGATGATGGACCCGGTCGAGTCCGCGGCCCTGCTCCTCGATTAGGCCGTTGCGTTCAATCAGCTCGGCCTCGATGCGGTTGTTGCGGTCAGTGAGCATTCCGATAGTTTTGCGATATTTGTCCGCCTCCTGGCGGTGGTCGTATGATTCCACGACCGACTCACGGATTACGTTGCGCAGGGTGGAGCGCAGGCGCTCACGGTCGGCGTCGGCATCGTCAGCCACAGCTGTTGCGGTCGGGTATGAGACCTGGGCCATATCCTCTACGGCAAGCGACAGACGCGCTTTGGCGATGGTCTCTCCGATGAATGGGATAACTTTACTATCCTCCGGAGCTTCGACGATGATAGTGCGGGTTTCCGGACGAATGGTTACTACGGCATCGAGGTCGTAGACGTGCTCTCTCAGCGTGGCGAACGAATACTCGTCAGCCGCTTTGTAGCGAAACGTCTTGGTGGGTTTCTTTTTTTCTGCCATATCGGTAGGTTTTAATCAGTTGAGTAGGAATGGCGGCAGGGGTCGAACCTGCATTTGTCCTGCTATCGCCCTGGGGGCTACGCCATTCTCGGGAAATCATTAACTTTGTTGAACCAATTTTAAATCAATGATTATGATGAATCAATTTGAATCCTTTCAGACTACCGGCAACAAGATCGTCGTTGTCAACAAATCCACCATCACCTACATCAAGAGTCTGCCCGACGGCAACTCCATGATTTATTTCAATGCTTTAGGCTCAGAGAACCGTGTGCAAGCGGCGAAAGTGCTGTGCCCCATTGAGGAGGTTCAACGAATCCTCAATTGCGAGTAAGCCACTGATATATTTCTTCATCAACGCAAGGGCCGAGGTCGTCTGAAAGATTCTCTACAATCCATAGCCGGTCCCTCCATTCCCTCAGAGGGGCGTTGAAGATGAACGAAGCTGCGGTTTCGTGGCTTCTGTAGGCGTATGTGCGTTTCAGCACGCGTTTCCGGATAGCCTTTACTATGGTTCGTCTGATGAATTTCAGTATCATATCGGTATCGGTTTTTGCGTTCAGTCGGAAATTTCGTCGAGGGTTTCGTAGGTCACATACCACTTGCACTTGCATTTGGCGAGTTGTTCGTCGGTCATCGAGCAACAAAATTTCTCGGCCATGAAGAACAGCATCTGCCTGCCATCGGCATCCGTGCCAAATGCCCGGTCACGCTTGCGGAATCCCATTGCACGAAGTTCGCTCCACGGAGCGAGTATCGCTTCCTTCATCCCTCCCCAGACGGGGACCATCATCTTTGTTTGCGGCATAATCTCTTTGGTTTTGGTCGGTTATCTGTTTGTCATTCTCGCACCTTTTTATTAGATTTGTGGTGCTTGAATGAATGTAGTGCAAAGTTAATCACAAATGAAATAATATGCAATATCGCTTGTGATAATTATCACTGTTTTAAGCTTTATTAACATTGGAATATAACAAAAGTTCTCCTCAGCTTACATCACAATGGTAGAGCGCATAAGAAAAATAATTGAATACTCTGGCCTCTCAGATAGGGCATTTGCAATCAAATGTGGAATTAATCAGCCCACATTGTTCAATCAACTCAAAGGTATTCGTGCAGTGAGCCTCGATAGCATCCTTGCAATCTGCAAGACATTTCCTAATGTGTCAAGAGATTGGCTATTGTTAGGTGAGGGTGAGATGCTTAATAAGCCGAATGCAAAAGAATCCGAGCGAGTTAATCTATTACTCGACACCATCGCTACTCTTCAAAAATCCCTTAATGCCAAAGAGGATGCTATTGTAGCCCTCAACGAGCGCATCGCACAACTCGAAACCCAACTCAAATCCAAATAACTATGGCCTTAATCAATTTAGACTGGGACATACTACTTAGTAATGACGGATGGTACCCTGACGGAAGTGGCAACAACCTCGTCAAATCTGCCGAGCTTCATCCCGCAGTGCTGGGGATGTTTAATCGCGTAGAGATTATGAAATACACCAATGGAAAATTGAATAACGTCCAATTTTATAGTCAAACGTCATCCCTCAACAGCGATTTAATGCAGCTTGTATCTTATTGCGCAACTAAGTGGGGAAATGACAAGCTTGGACAAGGATGGGTTCACGAAAAAGACCCCATATATCTTCGCTTGGGACGCTACTCACGTATGTGGAATAGCGTATGGATTGATCAAGATTTAAACAAAACGTTACGGCTCACCCTCTTTTTACGCAACAGCGAGAGTTTCGGAGACTTGATTAACGACCCGCTTTCAAATTCATCTGTTTCACCCCAGCCCATAGAAGACACCTCGGCTGGTTTTAACTCGTCAGTACATTCCCAGTCTTCCGAACCTACTGAGAAATGCGTAGTGCTAAACAAGCCTCTTACGACATTGCAAATCATACTCTGCATCATTCTATCGCTCTTTATTGTGCCTCTTGGGACGATAGGCGTATTCATCTACGGTTTGCTACGCTATGTCGATAAATCCGCCAAAGTTAGATGGCTATCGAATTCAGTAGGCACAACTATGCGAAAATCAACTATCCCTGCATCTCCTGAGGTCGTCGCCATCAACAAGCGCAACGGCAAAACCGCCATTATAATATCTCTCGTCTGCGCGGCAATTGTCGCACTCTCGATAATCACTGACCCCGAATTAACGAAATCACTAACTCTATTACACTAACATATCCCACCACTCATCGCATCTATGACAAGGCAAGAGTAGATTTCAACAAGCGATATAATGCCAGTATGTCCAAAATGGTTGAAATGCTCAACACAAAACTTCTTGGCGAATGGGAATATGACCTCACAAAACTGAGGCTAAAACTATTCCGCCGAAGACGAGCAGGATAAACAATGAGTCAATAATCACTATGGCCTTTATGCAGTCCCAGTCCCAGTCCGATAACCTGGCCATAAAAACCATCTGGAAATTAATAAGAAAGAAAGCCGTAATGGCCGAGGTTATAATCGCTTCCAT